CGCGGTATTTTTCGCCACTTCGGTGCTGACAGTATCCGCAGGAACAGCCCCGCTCATCCCGGACAGACGCAACACCACATCTTCCGCCCGGGCAATGGCATCCGCAGGACAGGTGGTGAGCACCTCCTGTTCGATCTGCATCACAGCCTCATTCATTGACGGTGATGCCGTTTTCTGCGGATGGTTATGCCACAGGGACATCGCCACCAGAAACGCGCCGGTTCTGACGAGATCTTCCACGCTTACCTGCAGGTTGCCGCTGGATTCTGCCTGTTCTGCACGCCGTTTCAGGAGGGCAAGATGCTCAATACGCTGCAGCGCAGACAATTCGGAAAGCGTGACAGACACACCGTTATATTCAAATTGTTCTGTTTTCAGAAACATGTATGACCTCCGTTTACCCTGCAGCGCCCGCTTCAGTAACGGTGACTTCAGCTACCGTGGCAAACTGACCATTACCGGAAATCACGGGGATACTCACTTTTCCAGCCTTAACCCCCGTCACAGTGATCACCATATCTTTCACAGCAATGGTTCCCGTTGACGGATCGGCGGAAACCGCTCTGAACGTCTTGTCGGTTGCACTTTCCGGCTCAAAAGAAACAGTCAGGGTGGTTGTTTTTCCTTTTTCCACGGTACCGGATGTCGGTGTCACCTTAATTGCAGTGGCCGGCGTAATTTCGCTGCGTTCTTCCGCCACGGAAGGTTTGCCCACGTTGGTCACTTTCACTGTTCGGGTGATCACTTCTTTCGCCGTCACTGCCTTACCGATACTGCTGATCCAGCCACGAAACACATCCACCGTGCCATTCGGAAAACGGATTTTATAGGCCCGCACATCCCCGCTTTCAAACCAGCCTATAAGCCCTTTCTGACCTTCTTCTCCCGGTTGCCAGGCCAGTGTAAAACTGGTATCACCTGCAGATTTCTGTCCCTGCCCGGTCGCGCTCCAGTCCGCGTCTTCATCATCCAGGTAGTTATCATCGTAGGATTCTGCCGTCATCTCGCCCGGCGTCAGATCCTTCACCTTAGCCAGTCGCTGCCAGTCATCATCTGACAACGGGTTTGCATAAGCATCACCCTTGCCGGTGTAAACCCACAGAGTGGTACCGGCACCTTTTACCGGCGCCAGGGGATTTGGTGTTGGCATATCGTCCTCACATCTCGTATGTAATGGAATAAGTCAAATCTGCAGAGCTCCATAACGCCATATCGTCATCACGACGATAGTCATAGCCCTGCTGAACCATCGTGGTAATCATCCCTGCCAGTGCAGGGATCGCGGACATCGCCGGATAAATCCGGGACTCCATCCACGAATCCAGCTCTGAATCCGGCACCTGAGCAGGCAGGAAAACTTCAATATGCAGTGTGGCCCGCCAGGTATCCGCATCCAGCTCTTCACCGGTATACTCTGCATCCGTCAGATAAACCGCGACCGCGGGAAAATCCTCTTCGTCAAAAACAACGGGGCGACCATCAAACAGCGTCGCCCCGTGTTCATGCAGCTCCAGTGCATCCAGCACTGCAGCACGGATATCAGTATGTTTCATCGTTTTATCGCAATCCTCAGTTGTTGTTTCAGCGCATATGCCAGTTCTCCGGGCAGGCGTTCACGCCGGATACGGTCAACATTCTCATCAAACGCCTGTTTCAGTGGGGCCGCCATCGGGATTTTCACCACATCAATGGGGTAACGGTTTTTCCCGGCCACACGCTGCATGACATGCCAGCGACCATTTTTTAATCGCTGAATAAATGCCCGCTGATACCGATGCTGACCGGCTTTGAGTATGCTGTCCGGACGACGCCCCGGCATCCTGATCCCCAGCTTAATCACCGGGAGATCACCGCGGTTAACGATAATTCTGGCATTCGGATTTCTGACCGTGGCCCGTTTCAGTCTGGACCGTTCCTTTACCAGTTTCCGGCTCACCCTGGTCTCCCGGGCAACCTGTGATGAAGACTGATTAATCGCCGTTGTAGCCACGCGGTTAATAGCCATTGCTGAAGCCGACGGAATGGCGTTTTTACGAACCCGGCTCAGATTTTCAATCGCCTGATCAAGCCCTTTTATCGCCATAATTCACCCTGCGTTTATCGTCGCCGGTTAACTGCGGGTGGTTGCCCACGGTTCAGCCAGAGATAACAACTGCCCCCGTCATCCGGAGAAACACGATCCACCCAGAACGTCTCACCATTAATGGTCAGCGTGTCACCACGCCGCACAGCACGAACCGTATCCGTCCGTACAAATAATGACGGGCTGCTTCCTTCAATACGGACCCCGCTACCGGCAAATCCCAGCGACTCCGGATCGTCAAAAACCCCCTGAACTTCTCCGCCACACTGTGCCCCCGAGGTGAACTGTGCACAGAGCCCCATCACTTCAACAATCGTACTGTCCACCCCGGCAAGGGCAGCATCAAAGGCATTCTGAAAATCACGCATAAACAGCCATTCCGCCATCAACGTGTGTTTTTGCATCTGAGGACATAATCAGAATCACCCGACCAACATCCGCAAGCTCAACGGATTCCCCCGTTTCACCATCAACGCCACAGAGATGGAGGCAGGTCAGAACTCTGATGCGCGTTAACGCGCCGGATGTTTCCTCACGAACATCATGAGCCGCGTTTTCCCTCTCCCGGATATCCATATTCATAACCTGTACATCATCGCCGGATGACTGCATTTCCTCTTCCCATTCTGCCACCCGCTGCGCTATCTCTGCGGCACTCCCGGATATATCCGGCTCACGCCCCAGAATCAGGGCCAGTTCATCAAGCCGTTTCAGATTTTGCTCTTTCGTTGCCATATCATCCCCCTGTGAAAAAAGACACGGGGGCATTTCGCCCCCGCTCACGGATTATTTCACCTGTACCACCACAAACTCATCCGGGTCCGGCAACACCATCAGCGGCGCGGACTGCGTCATGGTAAATTCACGGGCGGGATCCCCTACCGTCAGCCAGTGTTTCGGATAACGGGAAGAGGCCACCACAATGGCCAGATCGCCGTAATACCCTTTGAAAGACACCACCGCCCCCAGGTCTTTCACTGCCGTTTCGAGTTGTGAATTTGAGCCGCGACGGGTATCCAGTTTTTCGCGGAACAATTTAAAGCCATTCAGCAGACGCCAGACGGTACCGTCCATAATGGCAATATTCACAAGACCGCTGGCCTGGTCGCAGTAGAGGTCAAGATCATGTGTAGGATCGAACGTGTCACGATCCTGTTTTGACCACTCCTTACCACTACCCTGAGTGATGTTATTCTTCGTCGACCTGCCAAAATCGACCTCAATTTTCTCGAACTGGTCTCCTTCCATCGTGTATTTGCCATACAGCACGGCATTCACCGCCTGCATTTCTTCCACCCGGACAATGGCGTGCTCTTCCTGTTTGAGGTTATCAGTGATGATACGCAGACGACGGTAGGCCGGGTCGTTCAGCTGAGCCGGATCTTCACCGGGAAGACGCTCAACCGCCTGCTGGTAATTAAATTCGTGTTTCGGCTTGACGTAGCCCGGACGTAACACGCGGGTTTCACCACCACGATGACGCAGCACTTTTCCTTCAACAACCGGGGAAACATAGGCCGCCACCGGCGTTTTTCCGGTAATTTTGTCCAGCATCACCTCTTCGGTATGGAAATTCACCGTACGGCGGAAAAACAGCTCCAGAAACAGCGCACGAAATTTCACTTTTTGTTCGGTATAACCGAGTAACTGGCGGGTCGTAAACAATCCCATAAATCAGTTCCTTTCATTCAGAAATCAGTCAGGCCACCGCGGTGGCCTGATAACGTGTTACGGCAGCGCCGCGTGACTCAGGGCACTGCCGGCAAAGGCGTTGGCCTTTTTGTGTTCATCCACACTTTCAGGCCAGCGGATTGCCTCCGTCGCAAAGGTCCCCGACTTGTAATAGGTCAGCGCCGTCTCTGTGCCTTCAAGCGGCAGTACCAGTATGCCAACCGCACTACCGGCTTTCTGTCCGTCCCAGACCACCAGTTTCCCGGTGGCCTCATCCAGCATCAGGGGCGTCAGTGCCGGTGTTGCCGAGGAAATCCCGCTGCTGCCTGTGGCGGTATGAGCCGGATCATTACCGGCAAAAATACGTACTTCCACACGCTGTTCAGTGATAGTTTTCGTCACCATATTGTAAAAACCTCCTGTTGATGGTCAGCACTGGCTTCATGGCATGGCCATGAGCATTTTCACGTCCGCATCACCGTCTGCTGACGTCTGTGGCACGCCACCCTGTACCGCTGCCGGTGAATGGTTCGCCATGATGCGTTCAAACATGGCGGTTGTGGATGCAGAGACCGGTTCTGCCTTACCTGATCCCGCAGCCAGCACAGCCCGGGCGCTCTCCACAGTCATTCCCGGGCAGGCAGCCAGCTGTTCAGCCTGCGCCTCAGCCCCTTTTGCCTCATCCAGTGCCATGATCTGATCACGGAGTGAGGGTCCGGCATCCGCCTGCGGTGAAGCAGCCAGGATCGGGCGGGCTTTTTCCACCGTCATCTCCGGCATCGCCGCCAGCGTTGCCGCCAGTTGTTCACGACCTTTCGCTTCTTCACACGCCATAATGCGATCGGCTTCACTCTGCGCGGATGCCACCGGCTGCTGTGGTGCCGCCGCGGCCAGAATCGCCCGGGCCTGTTCAACGCTCATGCCCTGTTGTCCTGCCAGCATCGTGGCAAGCTGTTCACGTCCTTTCGCTTCCTGGCATGTCAGGATCCCCATCACTCGCTGGTTCTCCTGCGCGGCGGCTTCCGTTGCAGTTAATTGCGGCATAGTGCCTCCTCTGACATTACTGTTCAGCGCCGTGGCCATCACACTGATGGCATCCGACGCATTGATTAATTCATCCGCCAGCCCGGCCTCAATGCCGGACTGACCTTCAAAAACGGCGGCCTCTGTTCCCGTGACAGCATCAACAGACAGACCGGTATACATCGCTACTTTTTCAGCAAACATCCGGCGCGCCGCATCAATGCGCTGTTGCATGTCCTGGCGAACCTCTGCCGGCAACGCTTCAAACTGATTGCCATCCACCTTGTGCGCCCCTGAGTAAATCAGCGTGATATCAACACCGGCCTGCGCCAGATGACCGGCATAGCTGACATGGCTCATCATCACGCCAATGGAGCCGATACGGGATGTCTGGGTAACCAGCCGTCGGGAGCAGGCCGACGCCAGCAGCATGGCTGCAGAGCAGGCCGTGTCATTGCACAGTGCCCAGACCGGCTTCTGCTGACGGAGGCGGTAAATCATGTCAGCGCAGTCAAACGCGCCGGCGGCCTGCCCGCCCGGACTGTCAATGTCCAGCAGTACGCCCCGCACCTGGCTATCCGCCATTGCCTGCTGAAGACAGGCGACAATGCCGTCATAGCCTGTCATTCCGGAAAATGGCCGCATACCCCCCAGCCGGTGCACCAGCGTGCCGGTCACCGGCAGTACAGCAATACCGTTCACCACCCGGTAAACACGGGCCGGTCGTTTACCTCCGGCCATGTACTCGTCCGTTTCAGCCAGCATTCCGGGAGCATCAAACTGTACCTGCTGTTGTGGTACCGAAAGACTTGATGCCCCCATCTCGCGCCCGAGCGCGCAAAAGAAAACCCGCGCATAGGCGGGCTCCAGAAGCAGCGGTTCATTGAATGCTGCGGCAATAATGTGTGAAAGATTACGTCTCACGTGGTGTTGTCTCCTCTTCCGGCCTGCGACTCTCCGCTATCTGCTGCTCATACGCCTGCGCTATCCACACCGGACGTGAGAGTCCGGCTTTTTGTCGCTCAGCAGATTCCCTGACCTGCTGGCGGAAAATGTCCTGATAATCCTCGCCCATCAGCGCCAGCTCTTTCTCATACGTGCTCAGTCCGGCCTCAATGCGCATCACTGATTCCTGGACTTCCTTGAGCCCGTCAATGGCCATTCTTCCGGCTCCAATCCACTCAGCCCGTGACCAGGCTGATCGCGCCTGATAAAAATCAAAACGCGCCCGTGGCGGACGAATAATCCCCCGAAGAAGTGCCTCTTCCAGCCAGCAGGAAAACATCTGCGTGGCCAGCCGGGACGCAATAAATTTTCGTCGTCCCATAAAATAGCGCCACGACTCATTGGCGGAGGCGCGGGCACTTGAATAACTGACCTTCGAGTAATCCCGGGACAACTGTTCGTAGGAAACGCCAAGACCGGCGGCGATATACCGCAGCAGCGCCTGTTCAAGCGCCGAAAATCCATTGTCTGAATCCTGCGCAGTCTGCAGTTTCAGATCATCACCGGGGAAAAGGTGCGGAATTTTGACACCGCCCAGCGTCACGTTATTCGTGTCATACCAGGTGGAGAACTTATCCAGAATATTAATAAGCGGATTATCCTTCTGCCCCTGCGGCGCACCGGCGATATATTCAAAGGCCTTTTCGGTATCAAGTTCACTTTCAATCGTCGCTGCATACATCGCCTTCACTATGGCCGACTGAAGCTGTGTTGCCTGCAGGGAATCGAGCATCTTCAGCCGTTCCATGACGCTGTAAAACTGGTTGGCCCCACGGGTCTGCCCGTCCTCCACCGGCTCGAAAATATGCAGCATGGCCGGACGCCCGGTGGGAAGTTCACGCGGGATCCGTTCCCATCGTCCACTCCCGGAGAACGGAAAATCATCCTCACAGATATGGTACGCAACGGCACGGCCATATCGATCGACCTCCACCCCGGCCCGCAGAAAACGGTTCCCCATACCGTGTCCTGGCGTGTCCACCCGTTTCGGACTCACGGCTTTAAAACGCGTACGGAATAACTGCGTGGTTTCCGTATCCCAGACCGGCTGCACAAAGATTTCGCCGTTAAACGCATGAACGCCCACACCTTCACGGATAAATTCCGTGAACGTGCGTTTTCCTTCCACGTCGATCTCGCCAGACATCCCTTCGGCGTATTCCGACCAGGCCGCCTCCACCTCATCGACAAAGCTTTTTGCTGCGGTCTCCCGCATCCCCAGCCAGCGCCAGTTCGGACGATAGCTGATCAGAAACATATGCCCGACAATGTGATCCTTATGCAGAGCCACCGCATTAGCCGCTATTCCGTTATTGCGCACCAGATCATCTGCCCGGGCATTCCCCAGACGCAACGCGGGCAGCAGGGCCGCATCGGCACTCTGCGCCGGTGGCAACCACTCAGCCATTTGCCCGCCAAATCCTGCACCGCCCCCGTTGTAGCTGAGACTCTCACGAAGCGGAACGCCGTTCACATCAATCAGGACAGGCGTTCGTTTCATAACCTCACTCCCAGCGGACGACGGCGACGCCGGGTTGTCCCCAGTACCGACTCCGCATCATTGATCGCCCGGTTAAGCTCATCCAGAGAAGCCGCCGTATATTCAATTCTGCGACCATCTTTCTGGACAGACACCACCCGTTTACCGGTTAATAAATCAAGGCGCGCCTGACGCAGCGCCTGCAGTTCAGCGACTGTAACCATTCACTCCTCCGGACAGCTTCGCTGCCAGTTCTTTCAGGGTTGGCCGGGTCGTCTCTTCTTCCCGGGATTTTGCCAGTACAGCCAGATCAAGCTGCCAGCGTTGCACGGACACACGTAATGCCGCGTAGGCATACACCAGGCAGTCCAGCGCTTCGTTACGCCGCTTTTTGTTATCCCACAGCAGACGCATCTTTCCTTTTTCCCACTTCTCCACCAGCTCTTCCGCCACCAGTTGCTGCGCCTCTGTCTGCGAAAAAATCTCCGGATCATCAGGAAAACGGATGGCATACGACGTGGCTTCATCCGCAGGCGAGGGATCGGCTTTCATACGGGCATAGAGAATTTCTTTTGCGGTGTCCGTTCCCACTTCACACAGATACACGCCCCGCTGATTGCGGGTTTTTGGCATGGTGATCACCGGCTTGCCATAGACAGATGCGCCTTTTACCGGCAGCACCCGGAAAACACCGTGTTTTTTTGATCTCTGATAAACAATTTCACCATCGATCCCCCCGGTGTCCCAGCAGACACGGGAAATGGTCATTTCGGTGCCATCCGCATGGCGGTATTTTTTGTTGATCGCAGCATCCACACGTAACAGCGTCCCTTCCTCATCGGGACGCCCCATAATGATGATTTTATCCACCAGAAAGGCTTCCTCTCCCGGTGCCCATCCCCAGACATACATCTCAAAACGGTTTCGCTGCGAGTCAATGCCCGCCGTCAGATAAACCACCCGGGAAGGCACCGCAGCCGTGTAACGCACAACCTTATCCATCAGTACCTGGTGATCGAGTTTTTCGCCCACGGCCTCTTCCCAGGTCTCGCCCAGCGTGGTGTTCACAAAGGTTTTCAGGCCGTTGGGATCTTTCAGTGCATCCAGCCAGTCATAGACAATCTGTACCCAGGTGGTGAACGGACTGTACGCCGTCCAGATATGGAACGTGATGGAGCGCGGCGGCGGAATTTCATCACCCCGGGCGCTGAAAAACGTCAGACCGTCACGGGTCCACATGCCCGTGTTTTCACAGATCCACCGCCCGTTGCTCTGGTCCAGTTCAGACTGATGGATCACGCAGCCATGATGTTCACAGAGGTAGAAAACACTTTCAGGGCTGTCCTTCTCCCATTTAAGCCCAAAAGGCGTGGACTCATCGCCAAATTTCAGATACTGCTCCTCCCCACAGTGCGGGCAGGGCACATAAAAACGCATAAAATGCGCCGACTCGTTAGCGGCTTTTTCGATCTGGCAGGTGCCTTTGATTTTAGGCGTCGAGCCGCGAATGGATTTTGGCCACACCGACCCCTCAATACGCTTATCCCCCAGCAGGGTTGGCGAGCCCTCTTTTTCGACATCCGGCTCGAACGAGGAAAGTTCGTCATAGCAGACCACGTCCACGGATTTTTCACGGTAGTTTTTGGCGGCAGCGCCGCCCAGGCACCAGAAACCGACGCCCGATGAAAAGCGTTTCAGCGTGAGAGTATTGTCACGATGTTTACGACCCAGCCATGGGGAAAGGTCTTTCAGGCATGGCACGTTCCGAATCGTCGCCTCCACGTGAGACTTCATAAAATCTTCAGCGGCAGAATCCGTGGGCTGAAAAAGCAGACTGTTTCGGGATTTATGCTCAATAAAATACCCGACCACCCCCAGCAACATCTTTGTATAGCCAACACGGGCAGATTTAATCAGATTAACAGTGCGGATCTGATCATTCCCCATGCAGTTCATGATGGCGATCTGGAATGGCAGCGTTTTCCATTCGCCCTCACCATATGAAGATTCTTTAGGCAGATAATAATTTTGATCAGCCCATTCAACTGGCGTCACCGGCAATGCCCTTATCAGGGGCTGTAATGCAGTTGTGACAGCGCTCATCATATTATTCAGTTGTTGCTCTGATATATTCATCAAGTAAATCCGGTAATTTATCCCCTGCCCGCGCACACTGATTTGCCCCCTTAGCAATAAGGGTTTTCAGATGGTCAAGATGGCGCGGTGTTAAATCAGGAAACTGTCGCTGCATGGATAAAGGGATGGAATCAAGCGTACTGGATAACGCCATTGCCAGCTTACTGAGGGCAAAAATACAGAACCCGGTGTCAATCAGTTTTCCTTTTGACACCTCATTTTTTAACTGCTGTGTAACAGCCTGTTCTGCTGTCAGTTCCCATCTGGCAATAAGCAATTTCTCTTCATAGTCTTCTTCGCTATCGCCATCAGGCACATCGTTTTTACTTCTTCTCAGATACGATATGTAAAAATCGCGCCAGGCATCCAGATCCAGTTGCCCTCGCTTATTCGAGACCGGGGCACCCGGTAATTTCTGCAATCTGCGAAGCTGGCGATCGGTCAGACTTAAATGCCTGGCAACTTCAGTCTGCGTAGCCACTCCTCACCTCGCAAAAACTCTCACCTCACAATCACAACAAAACCGGTCATGTCCGGTTTACATATCTATTTTTTGTGCATGTCCGGTTCACAGAAGACCTGTTTTTATATTTTTCATATAGTTAACTTGAAGAGAAACCGGACATGGTTCCCGGAAAATTTTCATAAATAGCGAAAACCCGCGAGGTCGCCGCCCCGTAACCTGTCGGATCGCCGGAAAGGACCCGCAAAATGATAATAATTATCATCTATATGTCACAACGTGCATCTACGCCATCAAACCACGTCAAATAATCAATTATGACGCAGGTATCGTATTAATTGATCTGCATCAACTTAACGTAAAAACAACTTCAGACAATACAAATCAGCGACACTGAATACAGGGCAACCTCATGTCAACGAAGAACAGAACCCGCAGAACAACAACCCGCAACATCCGCTTTCCTAACCAAATGATTGAACAAATTAACATCGCTCTTGAGCAAAAAGGGTCTGGGAATTTCTCAGCCTGGGTCATTGAAGCCTGCCGTCGGAGACTAACGTCAGAAAAGAGAGCATATACATCAATCCAAAGTGATGATGGATGAACATCCCGGTTTCTTCCACCATCGCACCGGAAAAGCGACTATGAGGGTAACCCTGCGTCTGTCAGCACAGTAAAACCCGGTGTGCATCGTTTTTGATTATTCCCGCACACTCACGCAGAAGGAATTCCCCGTCGGGCTACGGTCATGGTTAATGCGGGAATACGGCGACGATACAGCGCATAATGTGTCAGGCTTGAATACCTTTATCGAATCCCGGTAATAAAAACTGTCCCTGTCTCTCCAGACGTTCCAGCTTTGCAAGCAATTGAGGTTTTTTCGTTCTCCCCCAGCGATTGAGCAGACGGCCTGACATGCTGGCGACATCCTTCTCTTTCATGTACTCCAGCATTACGGCGTTACGTTCTGCTTCATAACTTTCGCTGTACTTACGGAGTTCTGCTGACATCCAGTTAAACGCATTGATATAGGCTTCTTTAACAGCATCGGCTTTTGCCCCGTTAAATCCCATAACCAGCATAACGAAGCCACTAAAGTCCATGCGGTAGTAAATCTGTTTCTTGTCAAAAATACCTAAGTCATTGATTTTCTCGACGGCCCAAAAATGGGTTGTCGAGAATTCCTCAGAACATCTCAAACATTTAATAGCCCTAATCACATGCTGATGGCGTTTACCAAATGCCCTGGCAATCTGGAAGGTGTCAGTTACCGGTTGACCTTCTGCTGCGGTAACTAACTGGCGAAAGTCGAAGTCATGATTCGCAATTAATTCATTCATGGCGTTGCCTGCTTCTTTGAAATGAACCTTTGCCGCACAGGAAACCAGCCCACCGAGGCTCGCCAGCACTAACTGGTATCCTCAAAGGCCCATTCCAAAGGGTCAGGTTCGGTGTTTATTGTGCGCTGCGGTGCGCGGTGAAATACCGGTACAAAAATGCCCCGCATCTGCGAGGCATTTTCCTGAAAGTCACTTGTTAAATTTCAGTGAAATTAAAATTATTTTAAGCACTGCGTCCTGATGTATTCCTGCAGGTAGTTAACCTGCGCGGTTATCTTGTCGATTCCACCTCGGAGACGGTAATAATTGAGTTCAGCATCTGATGTAAGTCCTGGGCTTTCTCCATCGCCCATGCTGCTGGCTCCGGTCGTTGACTTTGCACAGGTGGCGGAGACTTGCAGGCGCTTACGCCCAGCAGAAACATCAGCACGGAGACTTTCGATAGTCGCATTAGCATCAGCAAGCTCCTTTGTGTATCTGGCGTCAAGTTCTGCTACATCACGTTGCCGCTTCTGCATATCAGCGATGATGGATGTGGCTTTATCGCGCTGCTCTTTGTAGGCGATGGCGTTATCACGGTAATGATTAACAGCCCATGACTGGCAGGCGATAATGCAGATAACCAGAGCGGAGATAATAACGGTTACCCTGCTCATTGTTGCCCCCACAAACAGACTTCACGCTCAATCTCGCGGCGAGTCATCAGCCCTTTCCATTGCTTACCGCCAGCGTATGTCCAGCGCCGTAGCTGATCACATGCGCCTTTGATATCGCCCTGGTTTATTTTGCGAAGAAGCGTCGATGTTCTGAAATTGCCAGCGCCCACGTTGTAAACGAACGAGTAAAGAGCGCCGCGCGTTGTTTCCGGTATATCGACGTTGATGTACGGGTTAATTTGTCTGGCGACCGTGGCAAGGTCTTTATTCAGGAGGGCTTTGCATTCTGCTTCGGTATACGTTTTACCGGGCATGATGTCTTTTCCGGTGTGTCCGTGACATACAGTCCATACGCCAACGATATCTTTGTATGGTATGTAGCTGACACCTTCCAGACCATCGTTACCACCTGGACCAGTGATGAGCACAGACGCTATGGCAACAGCCCCACCACCAATAGCAGCTGCAACAGCCTTGCGTAATGACGGCGACATTATTCACCTCTCGCAGCCTTACGCTTATCTTCTTTAATCTTGAAATAAAGATTTGTCAGATACGTCAGCAGGCCAAACAGCAGACTTCCCAGCACACCTATTGCCACCCACTGGGACGGAGAGACTTTGTCCAGCAGCTGCAGTAACCAGTATCCCGTCCCCACCGCTGACGTGGTGTATG